GTTGTGTCTGATGAAGAAACTTTAATTAAATATTGATTATCTATTAACTCCTGCAGCTCTTCACTTACTTCATCAAGGCCATCTACCCAATTAACACCATCAAATAAATAAGTACCTTTCGAATAAAACGTACCTCCTAATCCTCCAGGTAACCACGCAGTACCTTGACTATTCTGTACATAAGCTAACGACAAAGTTGGAGCTGTAGGATAAGCTGTAGTTAATGCTGTGTAGTTAGCAAATACACCAATGTATCCAGTTCCTGAACCTCCTCCTACTTGATTATCGATATGTATTACTTTTCTCATTTTAAGCTTCCTGCTTTTGTGTTAGTTCAAATTCTACTGTTCCTGTTGTTTCAGTTTTAGCATCGTATACTACTCTCATGTATATCCATGCTAGGTGGTTATCATCTACTGCATCATTTACTGACACATCTGTTGATAGATTATTGTATTCAAACCATGTTAAGTTATCATTTGAAACCTCAATAGTATAAGTAGAATCTCCTGCTGTTAATCCATTTATAATTGGAGCTAGTGACCATTGGTACTTATAACAACTTTGTATTGATTCTGATGTTTCAGAAACTGTTGCATCATGGTTAGTACCATCTGAAAATATAAACTTTGTTTTTTTAGGCTCATTCATAACCAAGACGTTTTTTGTTTTATTACTCCTTCAAACTCTGGGTACAGAGTTAAGTTATCACAAATAAACCACTGTATTGCACAGTATGTTTTAATTGCTTTATTGTAAGTACTGTATAGTTTAGTTTCTGGTGGCCTTGCTACTCTACTTACTTCATTCTCATTAATAACATCTCCTGTGTTAGTATTATTAACTCTTTGCTGTTTCACGTACTCCCAGTAAATAAAATACTTAACCATTATTTTAATTCCTTCTGATTTCTGGATTCCATAGCAGTCATCATCTTTACAGAAAGGTTCAAAAATATCTATAAACCTTTGGCTCTGTGGCACACCATTTACAAGGTCGGCAACAAACAAATCATACAATTCGCATCCTAGCATATCTTGTAAGTAAGGCACATCGTATTCATCAATGTATGCCTGGAGCGTATCTTCAGTATGCTTATTAGTTGCTATCAGAAGTATTCCTGATTCGTAGTCTAATGGTGTGATATTAAATAATGACATCTTAGTTTCTGTTAATATTCAAAAGGTCTAATTCTTTAATTTTTTGTTTTACTCGGCTCCACAAGTTAGGGAGCCTTACTACTTTCCCTCTGATTTCCCTATCAGCTTCCCATCTTCTCCTACTAACAATTCATCGTCTTCTGATATTAAAACTTCATCTCCTACTTTCAATCCTTCAGCTTCTAATTCATTGGCATCGATATCTTCTTGAGTTAGGATGTGATATTTAGCTTCTGGTATTTCTTCTTCTCCACAATCTTCGCATTTCTCTCCTGCTTCTTTGCCTTGACAATCTAAACAAGGACCAGTCGTTTTATTAGCTTCTGCTTTTGCTTCTTCTAATGTTGATATTGGCTTTTGCTTTGATAATTTAATTCTATAAGCTTCTAAGTCTTCATTTGTTCCTTCGGTTCCATATCCTGCTTCAATTAATCTATTTGCTGTCGCATCATCAAATTGACGGATATCTCCTTTCTTTAATCCTGCTACATGATCCTTTTTAAATTTAACTACTTTCATGGTATGTTTTTTTAAGTTAGTATTGTCTTTTACCACCAAAAGCTCCCAACTTTCGAAGGGAGCTTTAAGTGATAACTTAATTTATTATGGTTTATCAATTGCAGCGATAGCTGTTGCTACATCGCTTGACTTCATGAATGCGTTCTTCCAGTTGTTAGGTACTAAGAAGTTTAAACGCTCTAATCCTTTAAGCGTTGCAATTTCTTTTTCCCAGTTATCTCTGTTCTCGAATGCAACATCAACTTCAACCATTTGTCTGTCGATGATTTCTCCTTTCATAGAATCAAATACATAAACTGTATTAGCTGCTACTATTGGAGTCCACATTACCATCATTCCTCCGATGTATGGTGTTCCATTAATCATGTTAACTCTAGCATCTAAATAATTATTATTTAAATCTTTCAAGCTTTCTACATTTTTAAACCAATCACATTTGTTAACTAAGACAACGTTAGGATCGTATGATTCTTGTTGACCTAATTCAATGATTTGAGTCTGCATAGCTAGAATTAAATCTACCATATTTGCTGCTTGGATTGATGCATCAACTGGACATACCACGTTTGTTGCATCAAATTCAGAAGCTGTTGAATCAATAGAGAATAAGTTCTCCCCTAATCCATCTCCTAACAATAATTGTGCATCAACTCTTAAAGCTAAAGATTGGTTAATTAAACGGTCTATTCTGCTTCTCATAAATGGATAATCAGCAACAAATAAACGACAGAAATCAATCATATCTTTTACAACTTTCGTTTCGATAGAATTTACTACTAGTGTTTCTTTTGTTGTTGAAGTAACAGCAGCACATTTAGCTACATTCTGTGCATCTCTAATAACAGTATTTTGCTCAACATATTTATAAAACTCAGTTGATACTGGAGTTGTAGGAAATAAAGAACGAATCTTAGGAGCACGTACTGGCTTATCTATTACACCTTCTCTCATTTGAGCGAAGTCTAGACCTGCATTAATATCTCCGTATGTTTGCTCTGCTTTATTAACTGTAAATTGTATACCAGTCTTTTCTTTTAAAGATTTTTCTAATGCTCCATTTCCTGTTGCAGTATCCCATGCTTCTTTCATTAAAGAATTAAAAGTAACTGGTCCGTTATTGTTTCCAGAAGTTTTTAATGCTGCGATTATTTCGCCTTGATTAATTTGAGTCTTCTGTAAGTTTTCGAACATCATTTCGTAGTTCTTTAACTGCTCTGATAATTTTTCAGCTTTTTGAGTATCATTCTCCAGGTCACCCATTTGCTCTTTCAATTCTTTAACTGCAGAGAATACATGCTCATGAGCTGCTTTGTAATACATACTCCTTTCCTCTACTGTTAATGCTTTTACTTCGTCATCACTTAACTCCATAAAAGTTTTAACTGAATCAACCATTTTAAACCATATTGGTAAGGATGCGATTGATACTCCTGTTGCTCCTGCTATAGCTAATCCTTCAAAGATTGCTGTAGCTCCTGTTCCGATTGCAGATGCGATACCTACAAACATGAAACTAAATACTGCGAATGCAAATGCTTTTAACATATTTGACATTCTGTCTTGTCTTTTTTTCATTTTGATTTGTTTTTGTTGTTTTGTGGCTTAGTGCCGTTTTTTAATTAATTATTTAGTTATCGGTTTACCATCCTGCAAAAAAATCTTTTTGAGTGACATCTGTCGGCTCATCTTCTGGAGTGAACTTAATCGGCTCCTCTTTTTGGCTATCTAGTAATCCTGTTGAAGAGTTAGAACCTCTTAATACAAGGCTCGACTCTCCAATATTTTTAGCTTCTGTTACTACCCAGAAGTATTCTATTTCCTCAAAATCACCTTTATTCGCTATTGTATTAACGTTTTCCAGGTAAAGTTTTAACTCATTTTCATCTCCTTTAGCTTCACTATTCATTGCTAGTTCAATCTTAACATACTGCATTCTTACACTTGCTTCTATATCATCTCCTGAATCTAACCACTCCTTTGCTAATGGATTAATAATGTCAGTTTTGTTAACCTTATAAATCAATGCTTGAGTCTGGCCTTCATAGTTTTTACCAATTGCTGAGAATGGAATCTCTGCTACAAACATTTCTACTTTCTCTTTCTTTGCTACCACGTTTGCCATTTCCATTTTATGATCAGTAACAAGATAGTTTTTACCTTGCTGCTCCTGGACCGACTTATTCCATATTCCATCTTTATGCAAATCTCTATGTGAATCCAATATCTTTGTTGTGTTCACAACTACATAGTGGTAGTTAGAATCCATTACAACATTCTTAACTGATGTACTGAATTTCAAAGGATCTATTGATTTAAGATTAACTCCTAGCCCTTTTTCATGTGACTTAAATATTCTAGACTTTTTTAGTCCTATAATATCTCCTTTGGCTCTTTTCAAAGCTTCAAACATCTGATGTTTGTTCTCAAAGTTTTTATTAAGCTCTTTACAATGTATCATTTGTTTATTGTTTTATTCCCTTTTAGCACTTTTACTTTTTCTTTGATTGACTTCTTTGCTTCATCACTAATTGATGAGCTATTAAGTTTATCTTTTATTTTATTAATTTCTTTGTTATTCATTTTCTTAATTATTAGAATCTTCTATCATTCCTGTGTTAGCTACTAATTCTCTAGCTTCTGTTTCATTCATATCGAAGCTCCACATTAATATCTGAACTGCTGAGTCTGGTTTTATTTTTCCTTCTCCTACTCTCATAATAACATCTGATATTCCTTTTGAAAGGTTTACCTGCTTCTGAACTTCTGCAGCTTGATCATCTTGTAGAGCTTCTATTCCTGACAAGTCTAGTCTAATATCATAGTCAGCATTATCTAGTTTGTTCCATCCTGGAATTACTAATTCTTTGTATCCTAGTAGATGTCTTTCTAATGGAGGAAGTACTGCATTTATGTAAAATGATTTTTGACCTTCCTTTAAGTTGTTAAACTTTTTATTTGCAGGATCATTAAAACTTGAAGAGTCGGCTCCGTATAAACTACATAGCTGTCTTAAAGTAAGTACTCCATTTTCAATCATTTTCAAATCAGAAGGAGATAATCCAAACTGAGTATACTTAACCTTTGCTGTGGTACCTACTATTCTATTAAATTTATCTGCTTGGCCTAACTTCTGCAATACTTTGTTTTGTAAATTTTCGAACTCCTCTTCATCCATTGCATTCTCAGAGTCATTACTTAACATTCCATTTGCTCCTCTATTTTTTAATGCATTCGCTTGAGCTGTCATTAATTCATTTGAAGCCATCACAGTATTAAATCCTGCTTGTAGTGGACTTAATCCCATTCCTTCATCTACTCCTTTGCATGTTGGATTAAAGTATCTGATATGTTTTATTTCCTCTTCTGTTAAAGAAGTATCTAATCCTTTATATCTTAATGTGTATGCTAGGCTATAGTCAAATAGTTGTTTTCCTATTCTTTTAATTTGCACGTATTGAGTAGGTACGATGTGTACTTGAGATACCAGGTCCATTCCTGCAGGTTTCATTCCATACAATAATTCGTTCCCTGTAGTTAATTGATAACCTAGTGCATCCTCTGTAAATTCAAACTTATTTTGTCTTTTGTTAGGCTGCATTACAGAATCATAAAAAGCTCCAGATGTTATAATCTCTTCTGTTCCATCTGTATTTCTTTTGATAATTTCGTATGGTATTTTTGCTCCTGTTCTTATAATCTTACTGATGATCGAGTAAACATCTGTATTTGATGCGTATCCTTCGTTTATAAGTTTATCGTAATCGTTGTATAGGAAATTAAAACCTCCGTTTAAGGAGCTGACGATGACCTTAGATTCCTGGTACTTTGTTGTAGCCAGGTTACTAAGGTTTCTAATAATGGTCTTAGTCGTATCTGTGAACTTACTCATGTGAATAGTTTCGTATTGTAATAGGCTGCTTAACCTATTTTTATCAAATGTATGAATTTAAAATAGTTGCTTACAAATTTTAAACAACTTTTTTTTATTTTAAGCAATTAATATTTTACTCTTTTTTCTTGAAATATCGAACCATTCACGCATCATTATACTATCCCAATCATCTGGAGACCTTCCTATTAAAGCTTTTATTGTATCTTTTGGAATTACTCCCATCCTTCCATCTTTGTCCAGGTTCGAATATTTGACCTGCTCCATCTCTTCATTAACTGCTTCAATAACAACTTGGTTATCACAAATCTCTACTACCTCTCTTCTTTCTATTCTTTCGGCCATCTTGATTGAGCATTGACTTTTTAAGTTTTCATAGTTTTCTTTATTCAAAGCTTTGCTATTATTTATAAAACCTTTACATCCTAACTGATCCACTACTCCACCTCCTACTCCATCTTCATCAGCTATTGTATTGCTGTTGCTTATTTTAAATGCTCTTTGTATATTCTTTGCTTTTTCAACTACTTCTGTTGTTTTGCTTATTTTCATTTCGTATCTCTTCACACATATCCAATCCTTCCAAACTCTAAAAACAGTTTTATCTTTTCCTTTTCTGGCTACATCTATTGTTAAATACGTTTTATAGATTTCCTTTCCTTCCTGGTCCACTTCATGTCTAATGTGTGATCCATTCCAGTAATCCATTATAGCGTCATAGCTTATTATAGCAGCTTTGTCATCATCATATTCCCAATCTCCATGCAGTAGTCTTCTTTTTGATGTTTCATCCATCTGGTTTAAACTCTCAATGTATGCTTTTGGCAGATAAGGATTGTCTTTTGGTAGTGATTGAATAAAAGCTCTATGATTAAGTATTTCTTTTTTATCGTTTGGCTTGTAAAATAATCTATACACCCATCCTTTCGATGGGTTACATGTTCCTAGTAATTTTGGAGTGATTCCTTCAGTAATATGACCTTTATCACATATCCATTTGTCTGGTATAATAATTCCATCTATCTCTTCATA